AATCCAAATTTAAAAAAAGCAAATACTGCTCACGAATTTACAGAAGAGCAGGTCATTGAGTTTATTAAATGTAAAGAGGATCCTGTTTATTTTGCTAGAAATTATATCAAGATCGTATCTTTGGATCACGGTCTTGTTAATTTTGATATGTATCCTTTTCAGGAAAAACTAATTCAAAATTTCCATGATAATAGATTTAATATATGTAAGATGCCTCGTCAGACTGGTAAGTCTACTACTTGTGTATCATATCTTTTACACTACGCTGTTTTTAACGACAACGTTAACATCGCAATCCTAGCAAACAAGGCATCAACTGCAAGAGATTTACTTCAAAGATTACAACTTGCATATGAGAACTTGCCTAAATGGATGCAGCAAGGTATTATATCTTGGAACAAAGGTTCACTGGAATTAGAAAATGGGTCCAAGATTTCGTCTAACTCTACTTCTTCATCTGCTGTCCGAGGCGGATCCTATAATGTCATCTTTCTTGACGAGTTCGCTTTCATCCCGAATCACATTGCTGATGACTTCTTTGCCTCTGTTTATCCTACTATTTCTTCTGGACAAAGCACAAAGGTAATCATTGTATCCACGCCACGCGGTATGAATCATTTCTACCGAATGTGGCACGACTCAGAAAAAGGTAAAAATGAATACATTCCAACTGATGTTCATTGGTCCGAGGTTCCTGGAAGAGATCAAGTATGGAAAGAACAGACGATTGCTAACACATCAGAACAGCAATTCAAAGTCGAGTTCGAGTGTGAGTTTCTTGGTTCTGTCAATACCCTTATAAGTCCAGCAATTCTTAGAAATCTGGTATATGAAGATCCTATTCAAAGGAGTGCAGGTTTAGATGTCTACGAAAAAAAGCAAGAAGAACACAACTACCTTATTACTGTTGACGTTGCTCGTGGTTTGGGCAACGATTATTCTGCATTTATCGTCGTTGATATTACAGAGTTTCCCTATAAGATAGTTGCAAAATATAGGAACAATGAAATTAAACCAATGTTGTTCCCAAATATTATTCAGCAGACAGCAAAAGCATATAATGATGCTTGGGTGTTAGTAGAAGTAAATGATATTGGAGAGCAAGTAGCAAATATTCTTCATTATGATTTAGAATATGAAAATATGCTGATGGCAGCAATGAGAGGTCGTGCTGGTCAGGTTGTTGGTCACGGTTTCTCTGGTAAAAAATCTCAAATGGGAGTTAGAACAACTGCACAGGTAAAAAAACTTGGTTGTTCAAATTTAAAAACTCTGATTGAAGATATGAAACTAATCACACTTGATTATGAAATCATTTCCGAGTTAACTACATTTGCTCAAAAACATAACTCATTTGAAGCAGAAGAAGGTTGTAATGACGACCTTGCAATGTGTCTTGTTATCTTTGCTTGGTTAGTAGCACAAGACTATTTCAAAGAGATGACGGATAATGATATCCGTAAAAGAATTTACGAAGAGCAGAAAAATCAGATTGATCAAGATATGGCACCATTCGGATTCCTGGATGATGGAATCAATGATATAACAGGATCATTCACAGACAAGGATGGAGATCGTTGGCATGCTGATGAATATGGTGATCGTTCTTATATGTGGGACTATTACTAATGGACTTAGATGATCAGTTAAAACTAGGTCATTTACTTCTTTATGAGAGAAAATGTAGAGTTTGTGATGTAACTAAAAATCTTGTTGATGGATTCTATAGAACTAGAAAGGACAGAGGACCAGTAGCATCTTCATATTCTTACGAATGTAAAGATTGCACTAAAAAAAGAGTAAAAAAAAGTAATGATATGTGGCAATATCCAGATTGGTAGATTTCACGGCTAGATTCCCCATTGAAAAGCGACTTTTTAATAAATAATTTCAGATAATTCTGGCACCAAGGAGAACCGTAAGATGCCTCTAAATTTAGCATCTCCTGGAATTGTAGTAAGAGAAGTTGACTTAACTATTGGAAGAGTCGATCCAGTCTCTGGTTCGATTGGGGCGCTTGTTGCTCCTTTCGCTAAGGGACCTGTAGACCTTCCACAACTTATTGAAAACGAAGACGATCTCTTAGACACTTTCGGCAGACCATATTCTACCGATAAGCATTACGAACATTGGATGGTCGCATCATCCTATCTTGCTTATGGCGGTACACTAAGAGTTTCAAGAGCTAGTGACGCAGGTCTTAAAAATGGTTTCGTTGGCATTGCTGCCAGCGTTATGATCAAGAGCACTGAGCACTATGAGCAACTGGGTTATGATGAAAACCCAATCACAAATGTAACTGTTGTCGCAAGAAATCCAGGATCTTGGTCAAACGGAATTCGTGTTGCAATCGTTGACGGTAGAGCAGATCAAATTATTTCTGGTGTCGGCACAGGAATCGGACCAACTTTATTCCAAGTTGGTATGGGCGTTTCTGTTAATGTACCAGCTGGTTTGACATTACCTGGTGCAGGAACAACTTCTGTTCTTGATGGTTATTTCCAAGGATTGATCACTGAAGTTGGATCTGATAGTAATTCAGTTTCAGTTAAGTTCCTCCAACACGTTTCTTCTGCAGGAACAAGAAAGAATGTTGATTATCAGCAAAACGGTGTTTATGCACTTCCACAGACTGGAGTAATTAGCGTATTCACAGATGCTAATGCATCTATTGGATCTACTTCATACACTGGAGAAAAAGACTGGTTCGAGAATCAGAGCATTACTCTGAATACTGGATTTCTGGAGTGGGATGCAATTGCAAACAAACCAGGAACTTCTGCTTTCGCAGAGGCAAGAGGTGGCAGATTCGATGAAGTTCATGTTGTTGTCATTGATGACAAGGGTGAGATTACTGGAAATGCTGGCACGATTCTTGAGAAGCACCTGAGTCTTTCCAAAGCAAAAGATGCTGAGTTCTCAGTAGGATCTCCTTCTTATTGGAGGAAGTATCTCTACACTAATTCTGAGTATATCTTTGGTGGTTCTCAACCAGTTGGAGTTACAACTATTGCACATAGTGACAATGGTGCTCATACTTACGAACTGGATGATGATACCGGTTGGGATCAGAAAGCAGAGAATGTAAACTTTGGTGGTTCTGGTGTAGTCAATGTAGTTCTTGCTGGTGGTTTAAACTACGGTGGTAAGACAAACACAAATACTTCTGGTGCTCTTAACTCTGGTTTAGATGATATTATCACTGGACTGGGTAACTTTGAGAATACTGAAGAGTTTGAAGTAGACTTCATTCTGATGGGTTCTGCAAACTATCCTAAAGAGCAGGCACAAGCACTTGCTAATAAGTGTATTGCAGTTGCAGAAGCAAGAAAGGATGCTGTTGCATTCGTTTCACCTTATCGCCAGGCGTTCTTAAGTGATAACACAGTTGGAACTGTAACTGTCAATAACATTGACACTATTACAGATAATGTAGTAAGTTTCTACTCCCCCATCACTTCAACAACATATGGTGTACTTGATAGTGGTTACAAGTATATGTACGACCGCTTCAATGATACTTTCCGTTATGTACCTTTGAATGGCGATATCGCTGGTACTTGTGCCAGAACTGATATTGAGCAGTTCCCTTGGTTCTCACCTGCTGGAACCTCAAGAGGTGCAATCCTCAATGCAGTTAAACTTGCATATAATCCCGGTAGAAAGCAGAGAGACATTCTGTACACCAACAGAATCAACCCAGTTATCTTCTCACCTGGTGCAGGTATCATTCTCTTCGGTGATAAAACTGGATTTGGTAAGTCATCCGCATTTGATCGTATCAACGTTCGCAGATTGTTTATCTTCCTTGAAGATGCAATTTCTGCTGCTGCGAAGGACTTCCTCTTTGAATTCAATGATGAAATCACTAGAACTAATTTCGTGAACATTATTGAACCATTCCTCCGCGATGTTCAGTCTAAGAGAGGTATCCAAGATTATGTCGTCATTTGTGATGAAACAAACAACACTGCTGCAATTATTGATAGCAATGAGTTTGTCGCGGACATCTTCATCAAACCCGCAAGATCGATCAACTTCATCGGTCTAACCTTCATCGCCACCAGAACTGGTGTTGCTTTTGAAGAAGTAATCGGCTCCGTTTAATTCAATTAGAGGTTAACTCAAATGCCATCTAGAAATCAGATTAATCCACCCCCACTAAGAAAGATTACCGACTTCAAGAGTAAGTTAACGGGTGGTGGCGCTCGCGCCAATCTCTTTGAAGTCGTACTTCAGTTCCCAGATGCAGCAGCACCTGATTCTGTAGTTCTTGAGAAAACAAGATTCCTGGTCAAGGGGGCAAATATGCCTGCCTCTAACATTGCCCAGATTGAAGTACCTTTCAGAGGTCGTGTTCTGAAAATTGCAGGTGATAGAACCTTCGATTCTTGGACCGTTACCGTTCTGAACGATACTGACTTTGCAATCCGCTCTGCCTTTGAGCGTTGGATGAACACTATCAACAGAGTATCTGATAATACTGGTCTGGTCAATCCAGCAGATTATCAAGCAGATGCTTATGTCTATCAATTAGATCGCGATGGATCGACACTTCGCTCCTATCGTTTCTACGATGTGTTCCCAACACAAGTATCACCAATTGAACTCTCTTATGATGCCCAAGGTATTCAAGAATTCACTGTTGAACTTCAAGTTCAGTGGTGGGAAGCTACCAAGGGATCTGGTGCAAATGCTGGTGGTGAAGACATCAACTAAATAGAAGAAGGAAAAGACTCAGTTTAACTTATTATGGCCAAACTTTTTGGTTTTTCAATTGATGACCAGCAAAATAAGTCACCTTCAGTCATCTCCCCCGTTCCTGAAACTAATCAGGACGGGGTTGATAACTATATCAGCAGTGGTTTTTACGGACAATATGTTGATATTGAAGGTGTCTTCCGAACAGAGCATGATTTAATTAAAAGATATAGAGAGATGGCATTACACCCAGAGTGTGATGGTGCCATTGAAGATGTTGTCAATGAAGCAATCGTTAGTGACCTTTATGATTCACCTGTAGAGATTGAACTTTCCAATCTCAATGCTAGTGACAAACTTAAAAAAACTATTAGAGCAGAATTTAAATATCTCAAGGAGATCATGGACTTTGATAGAAAGTCTCATGAGATATTTCGTAACTGGTATATTGATGGTAGGGTATATTACCTCAAAGTTATTGATTTAAAAAATCCTCAGGCAGGTATTAAAGAATTAAGATATATTGATCCCCTTAAGATCAAATATATTCGTCAAGAAAAAAAGAATCCAAATAAAACCTTTGATAATGGTGCGATTAGAATCAATAAAGGTGAGGACATTACAAATGGTCCAGAGTTTGAAGAATTTTTTCAATATACACCTTCACCAAACTATCCAACATCATCGATGGCAGCATCGCGTGGTGCAACAAAATCAGTAAAAATTACAAAGGATGCAGTAACTTATTGTACGTCTGGTCTTGTAGACAGGAATAAGAATACTGTTCTTTCTTATATGCATAAGGCAATCAAAGCACTCAATCAACTTAGAATGATTGAGGATTCTTTGGTTATCTACAGAATATCTAGAGCACCAGAGCGTCGTATTTTTTATATTGACGTTGGCAATCTTCCAAAAGTAAAAGCAGAGCAATACCTCAAAGAGGTTATGTCTCGCTACAGAAATAAACTAGCGTACAACGCACAAACTGGCGAAGTTCGTGATGATCGTAAGTTTATGTCTATGATGGAAGACTTTTGGTTACCACGTAGAGAGGGTGGTCGTGGAACTGAGATCACTACTCTTCCTGGTGGTCAAAATCTAGGAGAACTTTCTGATATTGAATATTTCCAGAAGAAACTTTATAGAGCACTTGGTGTTCCAGAGTCTAGAATTGCTGCAGATGGTGGTTTTAACCTTGGTCGTTCTTCTGAGATTCTCCGCGATGAACTGAAGTTTGCTAAGTTTGTTGGTCGTTTGAGAAAACGTTTTGCTCAAATGTTCAACGATATGCTCAGAACTCAACTGATTCTGAAAAATATCTGCACCCCAGAAGATTGGGAAACAATGAGAGATCATATTCAATATGATTTCTTATATGATAATCAGTTTGCAGAATTAAAAGAAGCAGAACTTACTCAAAATCGTCTTGGTATCCTTGCAACAATGGAACCATACATTGGTAAGTATTACTCTACAGAATATGTAAGGAAGAGAGTTCTTCGTCAAACTGATCAAGAAATTATTGAGATTGATACTCAGATTGAAGATGAGATCAACAAAGGTATTCTTCCAGATCCATCAACAATTGATCCAGTAACTGGTCAACCATTACCACAACCTGCCGATCCATCAATGGAAGGTGGTGCTGGTTCGGGTATGGATGGTATGGGTGCAGATCCAATGTCAATGGGTGAAGTTCCTGCTGAACCAGATCTCAATGCAGAGACCTCAAGAATCAATAGACAGTACGATAGAGACACTAGAAAGTCTGAGTTATAAATATATTATATTAACTTATTGATTTTTTATGGACGACGTTATCGATTTGATCGCTACGGATGGTTCGCCTGCCGATATTAGCGATAAAATGAAAGAAGTTTTGTTTGCAAAGGCAGCAGAACGAATTGACATTGCTAGACCATATGTTGCCAATGCAATGTTCGGTCAAGAATTTGAATACCCTGAAGTTGAAGATGAA